CTATACATTGCTATACAGCTCCGCTGTAGCTCCGCTGCTACACTAGTATTATCCAGTGCAGCCCGTGTTTACTACGTAACAAAAGGTAAAACTTTTCACTAAAATATCCTAAAAGGTGGGGGGGTGGGGTAAAATAAATGGCTTTACTATAAAGGTATATTGCTGTAATATGTATATGTAACCCATAACTTCCCTATATGACATTAGCCTGTAAAGGTACATAAGTAGCTACCTAACGTCACATTATTAATAATTAGGTATAATAAGTAATAATAAAGTATGGCACAAAAACTATCAATGAAAGCCCGATTAGCGAAAGCAAAGCGAGACAAGAAATATGCGATGAGCGAGTGGGGCAAATACAAGAAGCGTACTGCACAGGCAAAGAAGTGTAAGAAAGGGTTTGATTTCGATCACAGATTGGGCAAGTGTATTAAAGCATCTAAGAACAGAGCCGGTGGAAAAGGCGGTACTAAAAACGAAAAAACCCAAAAGAGGTACGGGTATTAAAACACAACTATGGCTAGAATATCAACATACGTAAACGATACAACTATAAACGATGAAGATCTATTAACAGGATCTAATTTTATAAGGATAGGCGAGTACAACACTCGTAATTACAAGTTAGTTGATCTAGCGGAGTACTTTGCTAATTTTCAAATATCCGACAATCAGTTATATAGTTTTGCTGCAATAAGTCAGCAAGTTGAAACAAACGTTTCTGATATAGAGGCAAGCACCTTGTATTCACTTAACCTAGCATCCAGTTTTGGTACTGTTGATTCAAGTGGTAACCTAACTAGCTTGTCACAAAGTTTCGCTAATCAAGTATTTACAACAACTAACAACGCTAGATTTGCAGAAGCAACCTATGTAACTAATTTAGGCTCTAGTTTTGGTACTTTTGATGCGGACGGAAATTTAACTTCTCTTTCACAAGCATTTGCGGATAGTGTCATAACAACAACAGCTTCCAATAGGTTTGCTACAACCACATCAGTAAATACACTAACGTCTACAGTTTCAGGAAAACCCGATATATTTAGGCAAAATGATGCCCCCGATGTAACAAACGCTGTAGGATCAATATGGTACGATACGAATGATAATAATAAAGTTTACGTTTTAGTAGCAGGAACACCAAATGTATGGACCTTAACAGCGGACGACAGGATAATCACTAACTCGACGTCCATTTCTAACGTCAATCAGTCCGTTACAACATTGTCTAACTCTTTGGGTGCAGAAGCTGCATTAATTGACGAATTACAGACGCAATTTACGTTTGACACCAACGGGGGTATAACGGGGACAGCAGATGCGTTGGCAACGAGTATTACCACAGCATCGTCAAACGCAGCAGGAGCAGTAGCTACTGACCTAGATAAACTTGAGGCCGTATTTACATTCGATAGTAATAATGATGTTAGTGGTGTTGCGGGGGCGTTAAATACTTCAATTAATACAGCGGCCTCCACCGCTTCTAATGCAGTGGCCACCGATTTAGATAAGTTAGAAACTGTATTTAGTTTTGATTCTAACGGGGATGTGGATGGAATACAAGGCACGCTAGCAACAGCAGTAACCTCCAATGCTAATACAGCCATAAGCAATGCATCTTTAGCTTCAGCTTCTGAAGTGAACGAATTAAAGACACAATTTGTATTTGATAGTAATGGCAGTATTACAGGCGTGGCGGACGCACTATCAACGAGCATAACCAATACAGCGTCCAGTGAAGCAGGCTCGGTAGCAACAGATTTAGATAAATTAGAGGCTGTATTCAGCTTTGATAGTAATAATGATGTTGATGGTATTTCAGGTGCTTTATCAACCGCTGTAACAAGCAATGCAAACACTGCTATAACAAATGCGTCACTTGCCTCAGCCGCGGATGTTACAGAAATACAATCTCAATTTGCATTTACAAATGGCGAAATAACGGGTGTTGCGGATGCATTAGCAAGCAGTATTACTACAACAGCTTCTACAGAAGCAGGTTCAGTTGCGAGTGATCTTGATAAATTAGAAGCGGTATTCAGTTTTGACGCTAATGGAGATGTGGACGGCACAGCCGGCGCCTTGAGCACTGCGGTGGCATCTAGTGCAACTACAGCTATTGCTAATGCAAATTTAGCTTCTGCACAAAGTGTCACAGATTTAACTTCAACAGTTGATACAAAACCTCAAATATTTAGACAAGATGCAGAACCAGGAACAACAGGTGTACCAAATAATTCGTTGTGGTACGATACTAATGATAACAATAAATTATATGTATTAATAAGTAGCACTTGGACAGCTACAGTAGATGGAACCATTGCGGTTGCCCAATCAGCTGCAAATACAGCACAATCAACAGCGGACGGAAGGCCAAAAGTATTTAGACAAAATAATGCACCAGCTACTAGCGAACCAGCGTCTTCCATATGGTACGATACTAACGATGACAATAAAATTTATATATTAGTTGGTACCACTTGGACCGCAACTGATGATCCTCGAATTACAACTAATTCAGCCAATATATCCACACAACAAACAGTAGTAACTAGATTAGATGGCCATTCAAAAGCAGCTTATTCGCTAACGGCTAATGCCAATAATGTGGTAACTGGCATGCAAATAATTGCGGCTAATAACCAAACGAGTAGTCTTTCAGAAATTAAATTTCAAGCAGATAAATTTATTGTAAATTCATCCACAACAAATTTAACGCCTTTTAGCATATCAGGTGATAAAATAAAATTTAACGGAGATATAGATGTAACTGGTACAGCTTTAATACAAGGAACGGATACCACCAGCAATGAGTTCACCGCGGTAAAAATAATCAACACAGGATCAACTAACGGTAAAGTTGGTATGAAATTACAAAACAGTTCTGGTTATTTTGCGCAGTTCTTTTTAGACACAACTACAGAAAATAATATAAATAATTACGGTTTTGATTTGCAATTAGGGCCAGCGTCTGGCGGAGGTGTAAATACTGTTGCCCATTTTAATGCGGGAGGATTATGTGTGCCGGCGGGTACAGGTACAACTGGAACTTATAACGGCAGAAGCATATTTTTTAATAGTGATAATGCTGCGGTGGATTCAGATTCAGGTAGAATGCACGTAAACAACTACTTTAAAACTTTCTTTTTAGATATTCCTACACCTCGTACCGACGGTGATTGGGCAAACAAGGGGTTTGTTATGAGAAGATGGAATTCGGGGAATAGTTCTAGCGAGGAGATCTTATCTGTTAAAACGGTAACTAGAAGTTTACATGTTTTTGGAGATATAGTAGCCTCTGAAACATCTGATAAAAGATTAAAGAATAATATAAAGCCAATACAAAACGCTTGTGAAAAAATAAATAAAATAGGGGGTTATGAATTTGATTGGAACGATAAACAAAAATTGTACGAAGGACATGATGTAGGCGTTATAGCTCAAGAAATTGAAGCTGTGCTGCCTGAGGTAGTTGAAACAAGAGAGGACGGTTATAAAGCTGTTGATTACAAAAAAATAGTACCATTACTTATAGAAGGTATAAAAGATTTACAAAAACAAATAGACGAATTAAAAAACAAATAATATGGCAATAACTTATAATTGGGACTGCAAAACATTGCAAGTTTATACTAGTCATACTGACTATAATGCTTCACCCATAACAAAAAACAATGTAGCATACGCGGTTATATGGGAATTAACAGGAACAAATGATGATGGTGTTTTTGCTACTATAGTTAGAAAAACTATTTTACCTATTAATGATTTATCTAGTTTTCAAGAAAAAAATGATTTAACTAATGAAATAGTTAAAGGCTGGGTGTTTAAAATAATAGGCCCAGATATGAAAGCGGCTTACGAAGCTGAAGTAGCCCATCTTGTCAATGAAAAAGTTTCCCCGACTGAAATAACAGTTATATTAGAATCGTAAATGGCATTACAAACTAGTGGATCAATATCTATAAGCCAAATAAAAGCAGAGGTTGGCGGTACCAGTAGTTCACTGAGAAGTTTATCAAATACCGCAGGTAAATCAATACCGGATGGTATGCAAGAATTTTATGGGTATAGTGGTGCTCCTACGTATAATTACAATAGTAATATGCAAGTGGGAAGTGGACAATATTATTCTAGCATAGCGTATGGGTACGCTAATACCGCTAGTATTCATGTATTCGGTACTTTTGGATTTTTATATCCCGCGAGTTTTAATTCTCAATCGTTTGATGGTTTGTATTGGCAGGGTAACAAAATATATTTTTATTTTACAATTAGTAAACCTACATGGACAACCTTATTAATAGGAGGCACGAATTTTGGTGGGTCTTCTGGTTGGACAAGTGTTCACAGTAAATTATGGACGTATTCCACGTCAACAAATCCTTTCGGAACAAGTGGCAGTGTTAACATAAGTGCCATATATTAAAATACCTAACAACCACGTGATTATAGTAACATAAGACCAAAACCAATGACTTATTTTTACAAAACCTATTCTTGGTCACAAGGTGACTCAGGAGTACCCGAAGAAACCAGAACTCTTTGGGAGCACATCGCTATGAAAAAAAACTGGCGTATTGTTCAACTACCTAACGGTTTTTTTCAAGCCGAATACAAAGATCCAAAAAATGAAGAAAATTGGATTGATGTAACAAGGCGCGAAACTTTAGAAAGCTGTGAAGCCGCCATTGATGGAAGCATATCGCATTACACAAAAAAGCTTGATTTTTTAAAAGGACCTAAAATAGTTAAAACCTTCAAATAACCGCTTATACTAAAAAATTTAATTAAATGGAATATAATAACCCAAGTGAGATAGTAAAGGATCTGTCCTTCGGAACAGATGCTAGAACAAAAATAATGGTAGGTGTTGATAAATTAACTAAAGCAGTTAAATCAACCCTCGGCGCTTCTGGTAAATGTGTAATTTACGAGGACGCTCTCGGAAGGCCGGTGATAACAAAAGACGGAGTAACCGTTGCGGAAAGCGTAGTCTTAATTGACCCGGTCGAAAATATGGGAGCAACCCTTATAAAAGAAGCCGCCAAAAACACAGTGAAAGAAGCAGGTGACGGTACTACTACAGCTACCGTCCTTGCTCATTCGCTTTTGAATTTAGCTAATAAAGCAAAAGACAAAAACAATATAAGAGATATAAAGCAGGGGATAGAAACGGGATTAGAAAAAGTTAATAAAGAACTTACTGATAGAGCGGTTGACGTTAAAGGAGGCATGTTAGAAAATGTAAGTTCAATTAGTTGTAATAACGATAAAAGCCTCGGAAAGATTATATCGCAAGCATATTCGAAAGTGGGTAAGGACGGAGTAGTCCTTATGGAAGAGTCTGAGACCGAAAAAACAAATGTCGAATTTGTTGAAGGCACACAAATAGATTGTGGGCTCAAATCGCCATACTTTGTAACAGATAAGGATAAAGGAAAAGCTGAACTAGATAACCCGTACGTAATGATAGTTTCTTCTCCAATCCCCAACATTCGTAAAATTCAGAATGTACTAGAGTTTGTAATCAAAGAAAAAAGAAGTCTGCTTATTGTAGCGACCGTAGAACAGCAGCCATTAGCAGCATTGCTAGCAAATAAAGTTAAAGGCAATATAAAAGTCAATGTGATTGACCTCCCTGGTTTCGGGCCTACTAAACAGGACACAACTGAAGATCTTGCGATTCTTACCGGAGCAAAGGTAATAAACGAAGAGTTAGGAGATGATTTAGATTTAATTCAACCTGATATATTAGGGCAAGCAGCAAAGTCTGTTACAGACGATAAAAACACTGTTTTAACTATAATGGATCAAGGCCCTATTTTAAATGAAAGAATAGAACTGGTTGAAAACAAAATAAAAGAAGAAAAGAATCCCTACTTTAAGAAAAGGCTACAGCAACGATTAGCAATGTTAAATGGATACGTTGCTATCATAAAAGTTGGTGCTAATTCAAAAGTTGAGTTAAAAGAAAAGAAAGATAGAGTTGAAGATGCAATATATGCAACTAAAGCAGCATTACAAGAAGGTATTGTTCCGGGTGGTGGTGTGGCTTTGTTGGATGCATCGTATAGCATAATACCGGAAAACAACGGTGAGGCTATTTTACTGGAGGCAATTAAATCTCCATATGCGACTATACTTGAAAACGCAAATTTAGAATATAAAGAATCAGGGCACACGGGCAAAGGAATAAATGTAATCAATGGGAAAGTTGTTGATATGATTGAAGAAGGCGTTATCGACCCTGTCCTTGTAACTAAAACAGCTCTTAAAAATGCAGTGAGTGTTGTTAATACTATTTTTTCTGCAGATTGTGTAATTAATAACATTCGATTAAATGAAAGCAATTAATTATTACGTTGTTATAGAAAAAATAAAAGAAGCGCCGAAGAAAGTAGGTGGCTTGGAGCTTACAGAAGATCAAAATAAAGACGTTAGGTATTTAAAAGGTAAAGTTATATCTGCTGGCAATTTAGTAGAAAACCTTAATGTAAATGATATAGTACATTATGACAAAATGGCGGGGCACGGAATAGAATGGAAAGATAAGTTGTATTACGTTTTAAAACTTGCGGATATAGTACTTGTGGAATGAGAATAGGTGCTGATGACATAAAAGATTTAAATTTACTAAAATATTATAGGCTCATTCGAAAATGGGCCTGTAAAACTTATAGCCTAAAAGATGCTGATCTTGAATTGCTAATTTATTTAGATTGCAAAGATAGATTTACACGTAATGAATTTATTAATGGTGTGTATACCTACAGCTGGGATAAAGACAGGTGGGAGAGATTAAGAAGAGAGGGCTGGATTGATGTTTGGAGAGAAAGAAATCGTATTACTCAAAAATACACAATATATAAAACAAGTTTTAAATGTAAGCAATTAATTAAACGAATATATCGTATAATGCTTGCGGAAGAAGACTTGCCAACAAGTAAACGAAGTAAATTTTTTAATAACCGATCGTATACAGATAAAGTTTATAATAAAGCTATAGATGATATGATCAAAGATAAAAACAGATAGTTATGCCAAAAGTAGGAAAAAAGAAGTTTGCTTATACCGCAAAAGGTAAAGCAGCTGCAAAAAAATACGCGAAGAAAACGGGTAAAAAAATGTCTAAATAATATTGAGATGAAAAAAAAATTAACTGCTAATCAACTTAGAATAGCTAAAATGGCACCACCATATAATTCAATTACTGGTGCTGATTTTGCTAAATTAAGAAAGAAAAAGAAAAAATAGTTATGCCAAGCAAAAATGCACCATCAAGAAAAAAATCTTTAGGTTACTATAAAAAAGTAAATAAAAAAGGTGGCACTGGTAAAAAAGCTGGTGGCGGAATGACTGCTAAAGGTGTAGCTAAATACAGAAGAGATAACCCAGGCAGCAAACTTAAAACAGCCGTAACAACTCCACCTTCTAAATTAAAGAAAGGAAGCAAAGCTGCTAAAAGACGTAAATCATTTTGTGCAAGATCAAAAGGATGGAAATCTGAAAGGGGTAGAGCCGCTAGAAGAAAATGGAACTGTTAAATGGAAAGTAGAGGGTTAGGAGATTCAATAGCGAAGTTTACTAAAGCTACAGGTATAAAACGTGTAGTTGATAAAGTATCGTCTGGTTTAAACATACCTTGTGGTTGTGAGGCTAGACAGAATGCGTTGAATAAAATTGTCCCATATAAAATGAAAAAAAGATGAGTAAACCAAAAAAGAAATTTGCAGAAACTACTGTAGGTAAACTTTTGTTTGGTGCAGCTTCATTAGTTAACCCTACTTTGGGTAATTTAATTAGTGGTGCTTCAACCCCAGCAGAGGCTATAGCGGCAATAGGTAAATCCGATGTTAGCAGCGAAGATAAAATAAAATTACAGCAACTTATATTTGAACAACAAAATAAAGAAATGGAAAGCATCACCTCAAGGTGGGAGGCGGATTCCATGTCAGATTCCTGGCTTTCGAAAAATGTACGCCCGCTAGTTTTAGTGTGGTGTATTGTTATATTTTCATTAGCGGGGATATTGGATAGTGTTGAATCAATACCATTCCATATAGGTGAAACATGGAACGATACTTTTGAAAAAGTTATGATGAGTGTTGTTTTGGCATATTTTGGTGGACGAAGTGGAGAAAAAGCTGCAAGTTTATTAAAAAAGTAATACATGGCTAGAATTAGTACATATAATTTAGACAATACCGTTTCTAAAAACGATAAAGTTATAGGAACAGATTCCTCAGGGAATGGTACTAAAAATTTTAAACTAGAAAATATTGTAGGGTTTTTAAATACTTCAGGCCTAATTAATTTAAACGGGGTAGTAAATAAATTCACGCCACAGGGTGGAAGCTTATTGTCAGGACATTTTAAATTACCTTCAGGCGGAACAGGGGTTGCTTTTGATTCAATAACATCTTTGAAAGTTTCTATAAATAACTTGGATAATTTAAACATGGTTGAGTTCTATAATCATTTAGTAGATCAAGGATTGAAAATATCTAACGTTGATAATATAAGTGAATTTGGCCATTATGCTTTTATAAGCGCAGTCCAAGCTAACCCATCAGATAATTTTTTAACATTTAACTTAGGTTATTTAAATGGCAATGGTACTTTAAGGGATGATAAATATTATTTATTTAATCTAGATAACTCAGGTAGAACAGATAAAAATTTTATTACATCTAATATTAATTTCATTGCTAATTCAACTCAAACAATAGCCCACAATTTAGGTAAGTTCCCATCTGTAACAACAGTTGATTCAGCGGGATCTCATATAGTGGGCGACATTCAACATATAGACAACAATAATTTCACTATAACATTTAAAGCCTCATTTCAAGGTAAAGTATACGTAAACTAATAAACTATGGCACTCTCATATTTAACAGATATTAATTTAAACAAAAACGAATTACAAAATGCGGTAATTCAGAAACTAGCCACTGACCCGTCGTCCGGGCAAACCGCGGGTTGGATAATATATAATACGTCAGACAACCAATTAAAAGTTTACGATGGTTCAAATTGGACCAATGTAGGTGGTGACATAACTGGCGTTAATATAACAGCTGGAACTGGATTAACAGGAACAGTAAGCACAACATCCGGGCAACACACTCAAACAATTGATTTAGCTGACACAACGGTAACGGCTGGTTCGTATGGTTCTGCCACAGCGATACCAACATTTACTGTAGATGCACAAGGTAGATTAACGGCAGCTGGAACCGCTTCAATTAGTACAGATTTAACAATTGCAGCAGATAGTGGGTCTGATGATGTTGTTTCAGTTGGAACTGACACTTTAACATTTTCTGGAACTGCAAACGAAATTGATACTGCAGTAAGTAATAATGAAATAACAATTGGATTAGTTGCAAACCCGACGGTTTCTGGTAACTTAATAGTTTCTGGAAATTTAACAGTATCGGGCACAACAACAACTGTAAATACAGAAACAATAAATCTTGCTGATAATATAATTACTTTAAATAGTAATGAAGCAGGCACCCCAAGTGAAAATGCAGGTATTGAAGTTGAAAGAGGAACTTCAGATAATGTAGTATTTAGGTGGAATGAAGGTACAGATATTTGGGAACTTACTAAAGATGGAACTAACTACTACGAAGTACAGACTGTTGGTGAAAGCACTTATGCAACATCAATAGGTGATGGGTCCGCAACTTCTTACACTGTAACACACAATTTAGGTTCTCAGGATGTAATTGTGCAGCTTTACGACAATAGTTCATTAGATACAGTTTACGCAGACGTAGTAAGAACATCTACATCAGTTGTAACAATTGATTTCAACTCTGCACCAACAACAAACGATATTAGAGTACTTATTACAAAAATAGGTTAATATAATTTTATAAATTTAATATGGCAAATCGCTTTCTTAGTAATATAAGAATTAACGACGCGTATACTTTCCCAGCGTCAGATGGTAGCAGTGGACAAGTTATCACAACTGATGGTTCTGGTAATTTATCTTTTTCGGAAGCTGGAACAAGTGATGCAGCCTCTGTAATTTATAGAGATAATTTCACTGGAGATGGGAGTACGGTGTCATTTGATTTACAAAATTCAATTACTGATGAAGACCAAACACAAATATATATAGATGGTGTTTATCAAGAAAAAGACACGTATTCCGTATCGGGATCAACAATAACCTTTACAACTGCACCAATTAGTGGTCACAGCATAGAGGTTATTTCTATTTCAGCTATAAACACAGGGCCTACGATTATTTATCAAGATAATTTTACAGGCAACGGCTCAGCAACAGATTTTACGTTAGCAAACGCTATAGACAATGAAGTTAAAACTTTAATATTTTTAAATGGTGTTTATCAATTTAAAAATACTTACAGCGTTGACTCAACTACACTTAGTTTTGATGCAGCTCCAGCGAATGGAGTGGACATAGAGGTTATCAGTATTGCTTCAGCTACGCAAGCAGACAGTTTACAAGCTGGTTCTGTAATTGTGCCTGTAAAAAATACACATAATGCAAGCATATCAAAAGGAACTCCAGTATACATTAGCGGTAACGTTGGTAATTCAGCAAGATTACAAATAGCACCAGCAGACGCAAGCAATAGTGCTAAAATGCCAGCAGCAGGATTGTTACTAACTACGCTTGCTGTAAATGCAGAAGGCTATGCAATTACAGGCGGCTATTTAAGAAACATTACAACAGACACAATTGATGGCACAAGCACAACATCAAACGATACTGTATATGTAAAAGCTGGTGGTGGTTTAACAATGACAAAACCAACTGGTAGCAATTTAATCCAAAACATTGCTAAAATTGCAAGATCCTCTAGTGGCAATTCAGGTTCGTTATTGGTATCATCAATACTTAGAACAAACGATATTCCCAATATTGCTAACGATCATTTTTGGTTAGGTAATTCTTCTAGTGTGGCAACGGCTACATCATTTCCAACAGAAGTTGGTAATTATTTAACAACAAACAGCTACGCAACAGAAAACTATGTAGATACAGAAGTTGCAGGGTTAGTTGCTTCGGCTCCTACAACGTTAGATACCTTAAATGAACTAGCGGCAGCATTAGGTGATGATCCTAACTTTGCCACAACTACAGCTAATAGCATTGGCACTAAACTCCCTTTGGCTGGTGGTACATTAACTGGAGGATTGACGGGAACAAATGCAACTTTTAATGGTCAATTAACTGTAAATCCTAACGCAACTACAAGTGTAAGAATTGGTACCGGAGGAACAAATGCAGGTTTAGTATTTGGAGCAGTAGGGGATGAGCTTTATATAGGCGCAAACAATACTCATCAAATTAGGTGTAAAACTAATAATGATGTAGAATTTGTTGCCAACGCAACTTTTGCAGGTAATATAACTGTTAATAAAACTACAGGTGTTGCAATAGCTGATATAATAAGTGGAGATAATTATTCTGTTCTTACTTTACAAGGCGGACAAACTGGAGATGCTGCAAATGGTTTTGGTATTTATTCAGGTTATCCATCAGCAGGAGATTTTACCATACGAGAAAATGGAGTTGCTAATTACTTAACAATAGCCAAAACAACTGGTAACGCAACTTTTGCAGGAGCAATAACAATATCTAAAACTTCAAGTGCAGATTTAAGATTACATTCATCAACATATTCTGCTGATTTTAATTTAATAAGTGGTGCAACTGGCGCAAATAAACTTGGTATATATGACAATAATGGAGGTGCATATAGGTTAATTATAGACAGTTCTGGAAACATAGGAATCGGGACGACTCCAAAAGCTTGGACAACTGCAGGCGGAACTAAAGCCTTGCAAATTTCTACAAGAGCTGCTTTGTGGGAAGCCTATAATGGAACATACCTATCTAATAATATGTATTATGATGGTGGTGAAAAATACATAGAATCAGATGAAGCTGCACAAATATCTCTTGGTGGAGATGGTACAATATATTTTCGAAATGCTGTAAGTGGTACTGCGGATGCAGCACTTACTTGGAACGAAAGAATGCGTATAGACAGTTCTGGAAACGTAGGAATTGGAATAACTAACCCTGACTACAAATTAGATGTAGCTGGTAACTTCAGAATAAATGAAGGTAGCGCCTTTACAGATCTTGACATTAAATCTGATAGAACAAGCGGTAACATTGGTGGTGTAAATTTTGTAAATGCGTCTGATGCGATCAAAGGTCAGATATATGGACACACCGATGGCTCTGTTAAGATAGGAACAGGAGGAACAAGTGTCGCAATGGTTTTAGACAGTTCAGGAAACGTAGGAATTGGGACGACTACGCCTTCAAGTTTACTTCATTTAGAATCAACTACAGGTAGTGTTTTAACTCTTGAAAGAAATGATACTTATTTAGGTGCGGGGAATGTTATCGGTGATATAAATTTTGATGCAAATGTGACAGGAACAACTATTGCTTCAATAAAGGCTCGTGCATCAGAAACTGGAACAACAAAAACTTATTTACGATTTGATACTAACGATGGTTCTTCTACAGCAGAAAGAATGCGTATAACATCTGGGGGTAATGTAGAAATTGCATCTGGAGGAAAATTAACTTTAAATAATACAAGTGGTAATAATTGGAGTTTTTTAAGTTTTACTAACGGTAGTTTATTTTTACAAATAGGAGCAGCAAATTTAGGAAGATTTGATGGAACTTCAGGGGCATATACTGCTATGTCAGATGTTAATAAAAAGAAAGATTTTGAAGATTCTAAAATAGGTTTAAAAGAAGTTATGGAATTACAACCTAAACTTTATAGAATGAAAGAAGATGCTGAAAATTCAGATAAATTATTAGGATTTATTGCACAAGAAGTAAAAGAATCTATACCTCAAGCGTATGTAGAAAGTGGAGCAGATGATAATAAATTTATAGGTTTAAATCAAATGCCAATAATAGCAGCTTTAACAAAATCAATACAAGAACTAAAAGCAGATAACGATAGCTTAAAAGCTAGAATAGAAACGTTAGAAAATAATTAATATGGCACAAACTAAAGTAAAACTTATATCAGACGGGGTAATAGTCCAGGGTAATTTGCATGTTAGCCACGGTATCACAACTGCTGATATTGGTGAAGGCAGTAACTTGTATTATACAGACGCTAGAGTAGGTTCTTACTTATCAACAAATAGTTTTGCTACAGAAAGCTATGTAGGCACACAAATAGCTAATTTAGTTGATTCGTCGCCTTCAGCGCTTAATACACTAAATGAATTAGCTGCAGCACTTGGTGATGACGCAAACTTTAGTACAACAGTTACCAATTCGATTGCATTGAAAGCACCGTTAGCTTCACCTAGTTTTACGGGTAATGTCGGAATCGGAACAAATTCGCCAAGTGCTACATTACAAGTTAATGGTAATACAAACTTTGGTAATGCCGCCCAACCAGCAAATACTTCTAATTATATTAATAACTTTAATAACGACTTAGCTTTATTAATTAAAAAAATAAGCACAGGAGTTGGTGATTATTTAAGTATTCAAGACAGTACTGGAAGTTCTAAGTTTATAGTAAAAAGCGACGGCAACGTAGGAATTAATGCATCAGCTTCATTAAGATTTAATAGCGCAGGGGATAATACTCACGCCGTAGGTTATGATTCAACTGTTGATGGTTCTTTCTTACGAGGTCAAAACGGAATAAGATTTTTAACTGGCACAGGAGGTGGTTCAGAAAGAATGCGTATAACGTCTGCAGGAAACGTAGGAATAGGAGTTGCGCCAAGCAACACACAAGCAATTACTACGCAAATAACCAATGGTTTAAGTTTATTTGGCAATAACTCAACACCTTACGGATTCATAAGTAACAATCATGCTTGGACTAGTCCAGGTGGTGATCAATATTTAGTTAGTAATTATGGTGCTTCATATTACAAACAGTACGAAGGAGCTCATAGTTGGGCTACAGCGCCTTCTGGGGCTGCAGGAAGCACCGCAACTTTTACCACTAGAATGACTATTCTTTCTGGCGGTAACGTAGGAATTGGTGTTACTGGGCCCAGTGCTAAATTACACGTAGTGGATGGCAATAATTATGCAAAACTAGGTGATTTACATGGTAATTCTACCATGTCATTGAGAATGGCTGACAACTCGGGGTTTCCAGTTGAAGTACAGGCTTATGGCACTGAATTAAGATTTAATACCGCCACTACCACTGGAGCAACGCCAAGTGTTAAAATGAATATTCTTTCCAATGGAAACGTAGGAATCGGAACGACTTCGCCTGCTGCCACATTAGATGTTGATGATGACAATACTGGAAAAATAAGACTATTAAGAAATGGTTCTACCAGAGTAGAATTAAGTAACAATGCAAACGAAGGTGAACTTTCTTTATATCGTTCAAGTACCGCAAAAACCATATATATTTCTTCATATTATGATAGTTATTTTAATGGAGGAAACGTCGGGATTGGAGAAACATCCCCTAGCGATAAACTTCATGTTAGTGGTGGGAATGTTAGAATATACTCTACTAATAACGCAAACCATTTAATACTTAAAAACAATGCAACTGGAACAAGTGGTGTTTTTGAAGAAAGAATAAAATTTTTAGGATGGAATGATAATGAGAACGCATCTATTATAGCTAAAGGTAACGCCTATTTTGGTTCCCCTGTTAACGCTTTGGCTTTTTCAGTTTCTGCTGTAGAGGCAATGAGAATTAAACATGGAGGAAATGTTGGGATCGGGACGACAAACGCAGATTCAAAATTAAAAGTAGAAGCTAAAAATGCTTCAAATGTTATTTACGCAGGGTTTAGAGTTGGTTATAATGCAACTTCAAATAATTATTACGATGCAGATACCCACCATTTTAGATTAGGAACCGGGAGTAGCGCGGGAGGAAATTTATATGTTGGTGGCGGCGTTTACTTAGGTGGAACCGCAGCTGCTAATAAATTAGACGACTACGAAGAAGGAACTTGGACACCAACATCTAATCTACCAGGTGCGACTGTATCTTCTTATGGTAAATACACTAAGATTGGCAACATTGTGTATATTGCAGGTAAAATTGATTTTACAGGTAAAACCGGTACCGCTGTTAATGTTGTTATAGAGGGCCTACCCTTTAGTGGATCGAATACGGCTGATGCACAAACAAGACCCAGTGCTTTTCCCGAAGGGGATTTAGTAAATATGGCTACTTTAGTAAATAACTATGGACACTTTAGGGTTAATAGCAATCAAATGCAAGGGGTTATTGTTAGTAATGGTAATACTATTTACATGAGTTCAAATAATTTTAGCTCCTCAGGTCAATTTAATTTTAGTGTTGTATATACAGCCACTTAATAAAAAAAAATAAATAAAATGAGTCTATCAAAACAAAAAATCCAAGACAAAATTGAAATAGTTAGCGAATTCAAACATATTCAAATTAGATATTCAGATCAAATAATTGAAGATGGTAAGGTTATATCAAGCTCATACTACAGAGACATGGTAACTTGTGGTGACGATGCAAAAGCTATTGAACATAATGTAAAAGCTTTAGCTGATATATACTGGACAGATGAAATAAAAGCAGCATACCAAGCGAGTTTAGAAATAGAATAATATGGCAAATACTAAAGTAACAGGTGATTTAATAGCGAGCTTAACGATAGCTACAGGTAATATAGCAGACAATGCAGTTACTAGCGATAAAATAAGTGGTATTACAACAGCTCATGTTACCGAAGGTTCTAATTTGTATTATACAGATGCAAGAGCTAGAGGTGCTGTAAGTGTTAGTGGTAATGCATTGTCATATAATAGTTCAACAGGTGTTATAACTTCAAATTTTGAAGAATCGCCAGTGTTTACAGGGGATGTTACAATAGGGGATAATAAAAGTATTATAAGCAATGGTAGTGTAAGAATTGATATTGATAATGACAATAATTCAACTACAAGAGCATTTCTTGTAAGAAATAATGGTGGAACAAATACTTTGTTTAGAGTTCAAGAAGATGGAAACGTAGGAATTGGAACTACTGACCCTGCTGCTAAATTAGAAGTTAAAGAAAATTTATATGTTTCACATCCTAACGCAGAAGAACTAACATTTAGAATTGACAATTACGGAACTACTGGCACAGATGCTGGAAGTTTATTAAGAATGTTTAATCAAGCAGGAACTACAGTAGTGAATATAGATTCAAGAAGTGGTTCAACAAGACACACTTATTTTAATCAAGGAGGAAACGTAGGAATTGGAACTACTAACCCAACCAGAGATTTAACAATTGGTGATGGTTCTGGAAACTCAGTTTTAGCAATAGTAGCAGCAACTAATGGATTATCACAGATAGGTTTAGGAGATTCAGATGATGATAATTATGGACAAATCATTTTACGACATTCGGATGGTCTTTTACAAATACAAAATGGTGGAGGTGGAGGAATTTCTGAGCGTGGTTTAAATATAACCAGTTCAGAAAACGTAGGAATTGGAGAAACATCGCCTCCACAAAAACTTACTGTGAATGGAGGAGTTTTTATAACTGATGATATAACTTCGCCAGGTTCAGCAGGAACTTACACATATAATGGTACAGCAATCGATTATGCTAGTAATGGTACTAGATATTGGTCTTGGGGGAGTGGCACAGCTCGCGGAACTTTTAATTTTATTCAGTTAGAAAATGACGGAACAAATCAACAAACAGCCTTAAGTATAAATAGTTCTGGAAACTCAACTTTTGCAGGAAATGTAGGAATTGGAAGTGCTGCAAGCAGTACTCATACTCTTGATTTAAATAGTTCATCAAATTTAGCATTAAGATTTTATGATTCTACAACATTCAAAGCAGGTATGCAAGCTGTAGATACTGGAGGGCAAATGATTTCAAGTTCAGCAGATGGAGATTTTGCAATACGTTCTCAATCTAATATGCTTTTTTCTACTGGAGGAAATACAGAAAGAATGCGTATTGATAGTTCTGGTCAAGTGCAAGTAAAAGCTACTAGTGGTGGAGATTTATTATTGTATAGTACAGATACGTCTCTAGGTTCTAATCAATTAATAGGTAGGTTAGGTTTTTATAAATCTGATGCAAGTGGTGCAGGAGCAGGAGTATCAGCTTCAATACAAGTACGTTCTCAAAGTTCCATTGGTGCAAATTCATATATGTCATTTCATACAGATGGTGGTGATGGACAACAAGAAGCAGAAAGAATGCGTATAGACAGGACAGGAAAAGTAGGAATTGGGACAACTTTGCCTAATGTTAAATTAGAAATTTCTGAAAATCAAAATCCATCTTTAAGGTTTAACAATGAAGATTTGAGTGTAGTTTCTGGGGATACTTTTGGAACAATTGAGTGGTACACAAATGACCCAAGTTCATCAGGAACAGGTATAGCTGCTACAATAAGAGCTAGAGCTGCAAGTAGTTTTACGGGAAGTAATAGAAGCACAAATATAACTTTTTCAACTGCATCAGGAACTACTGCTCCTACAGAAAAAATGCGTATAGACAGTTCTGGAACAACAAGATTATTAAAAACTCAAGTTACAGGTTCGTTTGATACTACTTCTTTTTTAAGATTACACCCTTCTACTACTATTAATAATGGAGGCTTTACTAATATGTTTTTTGGTACATCAGAACTTGATAATTTTGGTATATCTTTAGGGGGTTTAAGGGCTGGAACCGATGGCACTCCTACATTTATTATAAAAACACATAATAATGATGCTACAGGAGTAGAAAGAATGCGTATAACATCTGGGGGAGATGTTGAAATTACTGGAGGATATACTTCTTCTCAATCGTTTCAAAGTACTGGTTCATTAAGGGTCTCAAGTAATAGTACAGCAACTAATGGTAATGTAGCTTTAGAATTAATGAATGATGCTACTGGAACAAGATATTTAGCGACTTTTACAAATTATAATGGGGTGGTAGGTTCTATTAGTACATATGCTTCTGCAACTTCTTATAACACATCATCAGATTACAGATTAAAAGAAAATGTAGTAGAAATGACTGGTGCTTTAGATAGGGTAAGTCAATTAAAACCTAGTCGATTTAATTTTATAGCAGATGCAGATAAAACAGTAGACGGGTTCTTAGCTCACGAAGTACAAGAAATAGTGCCTGAGGCTATTACAGGAGAAAAAGATGCAGTAAATGAAGAAGGAAATCCAGAATATCAAGGTATCGACCAAAGTAAATTAGTACCGTTATTAGTAGGCGCAATACAAGAACAACAAGAAATAATAAACGATTTAAAAGCAGACATAGAACTATTAAAAACTCAAATAAATAATTAAAATGGCAAACACTTACAAATGGACGATTAATGCGTTAGACGCAAAAGTCGCAGTAGAAGACGGCAACGAAAACGTTGTCTACACAGTACATTGGAGCTATAGCGCTACTGATGAAACTGAAGAACACTCAGCAAGTTCTATTGGAACTTACGGAGTAGAATATGATGCAGCTAACTTCACAGCTTACGCAGATCTTACAGAAGAACAAGTAATCGGGTGGCTAGAAGCAGGATTGGATGTTGAATCAATGAAGGCTGGCTTAGATAGCCAAATTGAAAAATTGATTACACCAATTGAAATAACTTTTCGCGCACCTTTTCCCCCGTCTGCTGAAGAATAATTAGAAATCAAGTAAAACAAGTGATAATAAATTATAACCCAAACAATTAAATTAAATTTAAAAAAAATTAAAATTATGGAAAACCAAAAACAAAAAATTACACCAGAACAATTAGAAGAATTACAGGGATTTGTAGGTAAGCTTAATAACGCTGCCTCGCAAATAGGTAACTTAGAATTAAAGAAGCACCAGCTTAATCATGCTGCTGCAGAAGTTCAGCAAGATTTAAATAAGTTACAAGCTAAGCTAGAAGAGAAGTACGGTAAAATACAAATTAACATTGAAGACGGATCGTACGAGCCAATCAAAGAAGAAGATGAGCCTAGTTCGTAAAATAAGTATAGGCAGAGACTATAAGAACGACGCTATGCACTATGCAGTTGGCCAAGAAGTATATGGCGGCCATAAAATATGCAATATAATAGAGGAGTCCGACAAGTTTTCTATTTTCATACAAAAAGGAAAAGAAGTGTTGCCGTGGAAAGACTTTAATAAAAATATGGCTATAGCTGTAGAATACAATTTAGAATATTAATGCAAAGTTTATTTGATTTTATTATAAAACCAAAAAACAAAAGATACGATAATAAAAAATATATAGATGGTCAAGAGCTTTTAGTTAATACTGAAATCTCTGATCATCGATATGTTAGTCGTATTGGAATAGTTTTAGGAGTACCAAAACTTGAAGAAACAGAAATACAAATTGGAGACGAAGTTATCGTGCACCATAATGTATTCAGAAGATGGTACGATCAACATGGTAAAGAGCGAAATACCCGAAGCCATTATAAAGAAGATTTATATTTTGTAAAATCAGATCAAATATACTTATATAAACGAAATAACGAATGGAATGCTCCTAAAGGCTTTTGCTTCGTTAAACCAATCCAATCTACTAATATATTAAATAACGAAAAGGAACAAGCCCTAAGGGGTATTATAAAATATGTTGACAAAGACATTAGCAGTTTAATAGAAAAAGAAGATTTAATTGGATTTACGCCAAGCAGTGAATATGAATTCATTGTGGACAGCGAAAGAATGTATAGAGTACTAACTAATTCAATATCTATTAAATATGAACGTCAAGGAAACGAAAAAGAATATAATCCAAGCTGGTTATGATGCAGTCAAAGAATTGGTTAAGGTTGCTAAAGAACCTATCGTTGAAACTGATGATGACATTTCAGCCGATAGACTCAAGAACGCTGCAGCCACTAAAAAGCTCGCAATATTCGATGCATTTGAGATTTTAAACAGAATAGAGGAGGAAAAAGGTTTGTTGGAAAATAAACCTAAAGAAAAAGAAGATACTTTTAAAGGATTTGCCGAAAGAAGATCTAAGTGATGTACAAACAAAGTTTATATAAGGTTATCGAGCCCATAAAAATAACCACCATTAAAAGATTAAATAGATCTAAAAAATGGGAGTATGGATATAATAAAGAACATGATGTTATTGTTATATCCAAAAGCGGTCAGATTGGTGATGTGTATAGCATTCAGGGTCTTAAGATAGCATTACCCAAACCAACAAACGTAGATAACACGAATAATAAATGGGTTGCACACGAGTACCCTAAGGAGCTTAAATCTGTTAAAAGTATATTTGATTGGAAAGATTATCCAGATGAGTTTAAACAAAGGTGGCATACCTATATAGACGCCGAATTCACCAAAAGAGATGAAGGATACTGGTTTAATAACAAAGGAACGCCAACTTATATAACAGGAACTCATTATATGTACCTACAATGGACAAAGATCGATGTAGGCAAGCCTGATTTTAGGGAAGCAAATAGATTATTCTTTATATTTTGGGAAGCTTGTAAAGCAGACGCAAGGAGTTACGGAATGTGTTATTTAAAAAATAGACGTAGTGGATTTTCGTTTATGGCATCTGGGGAAACAGTCAACTTAGCAACTATATCATCCGATTCAAGATACGGTATATTATCTAAGTCTGGTGCTGATGCTAAAAAAATGTTTACAGATAAAGTAGTTCCAATATCAATTAACTACCCGTTCTTTTTTAAACCGATTCAAGATGGTATGGATCGACCTAAAACAGAACTTGCGTATAGAGTGCCAGCATCGAAGCTAACCCGTAAACGTTTTGAATCAAAAGACAAAGCATTACAATTAGAGGGATTAGACACAACTATTGATTGGAAAAATACTGGTAACAACAGCTATGATGGTGAAAAACTCACGCTGCTTGTGCACGATGAAGCTGGTAAATGGGAAAGACCAGAAAACATTCTTAACAACTGGAGAGTTACTAAAACAACTCTTAGATTAGGTTCAAGAATAATTGGCAAGTGTATGATGGGTTCAACAAGTAACTCATTAGACAAGGGTGGTGAGAACTTTAAAAAACTATATAATGACTCGGACGTTACGAAAAGAAATAAGAATGGACAGACTCGCTCGGGATTATATTCTTTGTTCATACCTATGGAATGGAATTTCGAAGGATTCATCGATTCTTATGGAATACCTGTCTTTAACACACCAAGCAACCCTGTCAAAGACCACCAGGGAGATAATATCGACATCGGGGTTATTGAACATTGGGAGAATGAAGTTGAGGGATTAAAAGGGGATCAGGACGGTTTAAATGAATTTTATCGTCAGTTTCCAAGAACTGAGGAACACGCATTCAGAGACGAAACAAAAAATAGTATATTTAATTTAGTAAAAATATACGAGCAAGTAGATTTTAACGAGGAAGCAAAATACAGCGCTTTAGTTACAAAGGGAAGCTTTCAATGGCAAAATGGTATTAAAGATACAAAGGTTGAATTTATACCTAATCCAAACGGAAGATTTAATGTTAGTTGGGTTCCACCCACACATTTACAAAATAAAGTAATACTAAAAAATGGAATTAAATATCCTGGAAACGAACATAGCGGTGCATTTGGCTGCGATAGCTACGATATATCCGGGACTACCGACGGTCAAGGATCTAAAGGCTCTTTACACGGTCTCACAAAATTTAGCATGGAAGAAATTCCTGCTAATATGTTTTTTTTAGAATATATAGCTAGACCGCAAACAGCGGAAATGTTTTTTGAAGATATATTAATGGCGTTACACTTTTATGGTATGCCAATACTAGCAGAAAACAACAAACCTAGATTATTATACTATTTAAAACGAAGAGGATATAGAGGCTATTCAATGAATAGACCTGATAAAATATGGAATAAATTATCGGTTACTGAAAAAGAAATTGGAGGTATACCGAATTCAAGTGAAGATATTAGACAAGCCCATGCTGCTGCAATTGAAAGTTATATAAATAATTATGTAG